TCCCTGGTCGCGAAGGCGGCTGCAGGCACAAAGATCACCTACTACGTCGGCCATCTGGCCCATGACCGGCAGCCTGTGTCGCAGGTCCTGGACCATGTCGCCTGCCGCGCGCTGAGTGCGGTGGCGAACCGCGCGTTGCGCTTTGCCGAGGTGGAATGGGTCCACCTCGTGCAGCGCCGCCTCGCGCCGAACTGCTGGGCCTACATCCTGATCGTGCGACCGCGTGCGACGCGCCGAACACCGGTGCGTCGTGGCGGCTCCGGCGCCCTGGTCCACTGAGGCGCACGATGGGCAAGTCATCCCGCGACAAGGGCCTGCGCCGCGAGCGTGCCATCGTCGAAATCCACATGAAGTGCGGCCTGCGCGCCGAGCGAGTGCCTTTGTCGGGCGCAGTCCGGTATCGCGGCAACGGCGCCGACGTCGATCTCTATGTCCGCGGCGCCGAGCCGGTGAAGGCCGAGGTCAAGGCGCGTGCCGAGGGCGACGGCTTCAAGACGCTGGAGCGCTGGCTCGGCGGCAATGATGCGCTGTTCCTGTGGCGCGATCGCGCGGCACCGATGGTGGTTCTGCCGCTGCATGTCTGGATCGAGATCGCCCGCCGCAGCGTGCGGTGCACTGAGCCCGATGCCGATCACGGGCGTGCCCGCCGCGCGCGCCAGGCGGAGGAAGGCCTGCTGCCAGCGGCTGACCCCATCGCGGAGCCCACGCCATGACGCCGCGCACGGCCCGTCGCCGACGCGCTGTCAGCGAAGCCCTCCGCAATCTCGCCGGCGGTGCGCTGCTGGCGGGTGGCTTTATCGCGCTCTGCTGGCTCACCGAACTGGTGACCATCCGATGAGCGGATTCCCCATGCCGATGCCCGCGCCCGCCTGGCCGCCTGCATCGCCGATCCAGCCCGGCACCCACGCACCGAACAGGACCACCATGACCAACCGAACCACTCTGGCGCAGTTGCGCGAGATGGACGCCGCGCAGGCCGCACGCCTGCCCGTCGAACATCTGGCGATGCTGCTGGAAGATGTCGCGGCGTTGAAGGCCGACGCCAAGCACCTCGCCGACCTGCTGCACGACGCGCTGCATGCCCGCTACGGCGTTCCCGCTGCCGTGGCCCGCCGCGCCGATGGCAGAGACACCGGCCGTGTTCGCATCACCGATGACGGCTTCGCGGTCATCGCCGACCTTCCCAAGAAGGCCGCGTGGGACCAGCCGAAGCTGGCTGCGGCGGTCGCCACCATCGTGTCGTGGGGCGAGGAACCCGCCGACTACGTCACCACCGAGATCCGCGTGCCGGAAAGCCGCTTCACGGCCTGGCCGCCGCGCATCCGCGCTGTGTTCGAGCCCGCGCGCACCGTCGCCACCGGACGCCCCTCCTATGCCCTCGAACCGAAGGATGTCGCGTGATGGCACATGAACTCCGTATCCAGGTAACGATCCCGCTGGAAGGTGGCGCGATCTCCCGCGCCAAGGACGTCGCAGCGTTCGAGCCGACCCTCGACGGCTTTGCCGAGGCGGTGGCGCGCGCAGGCGGCGACATCAAAGTCGACGTCATCAAGGCCAAGCCACGCGCCGCAAAGCAGGAGGCGCAATGATGGCGATCTCCCTTAAATCCCTGCGGCGCGGTGGTCACCCGCGCCCGCCACTGCTGCTCACCTATGGTGTGGCGGGCGTGGGCAAAACGCTCTTGGCCACGTCCGCTCCGCGGCCAGTCGTCATCCAGACCGAGGACGGCCTCGGCATCATCAGCGCGACCACCTTTGGGGTGCTACGCAGCTTCGACGCGGTGATGGAGGCGCTCGGCAGCCTCTATACCGAGGCGCACGACTTCGAGACGCTGGTGGTGGACAGCCTGGACTGGCTGGAGCCGCTGGTCTGGCAGCATACGGCGCAGACCCACAACCAGCCGGACATCGAGTCCTTCGGCTACGGCAAGGGATATCTGGCCGCGCTCGACACCTGGCGCAGCTTACTCGACGGCGTGAATGCGCTGCGCGACGAGCGCGGCATGGGCGTGATCCTGATCGCGCATGCCGAGATAAAGCGCTTCGATAGCCCCGAGACCGAACCCTACGACCGGTACCAGCCGAAACTCCACCGCAGCGCCTCGGCGCTGGTGCAGGAGCATGTCGATGCCGTGCTCTTTGCGAATTATCGCGTCAGCACGCTGAAGTCCGACGTTGGCTTCAACAAGAAGGTGGTGCGCGGCGTCAGCGGCGGCGACCGCCTGCTGCACACCGCCGAGCGGCCGGCCTTCCTGGCCAAGAACCGCTTCGGCCTGCCGGAGACGCTGCCGCTGTCCTGGCCCGACCTCGCGGCCGGCATCCCCTTCTACGCGGCGCCGCCCAGCGCCGCCCCCGCCTCCACAACCGAAGCCCGGAGCTGACCCATGGCATCCCTAAATGGAACCTTTGACGCGACCGAGGTCGCTCCCGCTGTCCCGCTCGAGGTGCTGCCGCCCGGCAAGTACCTCGCGCACCTCATTGAGAGCGAGATGCTGCCGACCAAGGCGGGCGACGGGCAGCTGCTGAAGCTGGTCTTCGAGGTGCTGGAAGGTCCCTCCGCGCGCCGAAAAATCTTCGACCAGCTGAACCTGGTGAACCGCAACGAGCAGACGGTCGAGATCGCGCAGCGCACGCTGTCCGCCATCTGCCATGCGGTCGGCCAGGTGCATGTCAGCGACAGCGAGCAGCTGCACTTCAAGGCGCTGATCGTGACGCTGAAGGTCGATCCGGCCGGTCCCGACAAATACGGCGTGCGGCGTGAAGCGCGGAACAAGGTGGCCGGCTACTCGCCTGCTGGCGCCAGCGGCAGCAGCGGCGGCAGCGGCAGCAGCGGCGCCGGCACTGCCCCGCGTCCGGTGCCGCCCGCACCGCGCCCTGCCGCCGCGGCGCCTCCGCCGGCCGCCCGCAGCGGTGCGGCGGCCACCCCTCCCTGGCGCCGCAATGCCTGACCACCAGCCGGCAGGCGGCCCGTCTGCCGGCCCTTCTCCCTCCATCCAGGATCAGGTCATGGCTGCAATTCCCTCGTCTGCATGTCCCACCGTCTCTGCCATCTATGCGGCCTATGAGGCCGCGGCCGACCATGGCCATCGCGCGCATCTCGGTGCCTCGCTGATCGGCACAGAATGCGAGCGCGCAATCTGGTACTCGTTCCGCTGGGCGACGCGAGCACGGCACACCGGCCGGCTGCTGCGGCTGTTCGACACCGGCAATCTGGCTGAGGCGCGCTTTGTCGCCGACCTACGCCGCATCGGGGTGACGGTCCTCGACGTGGATCCCGCGTCAGGGCGCCAGTGGAACATGCGCGACGCCTCCGGCCATTTCGGCGGAAGCATGGATGCCGTGGTGATCGGGTTGCCCGAGGCGCCAGCGACCTGGCACGTCTGCGAGTTCAAGACCCACAGCGCCAAGTCCTTCGCCAAGCTCAAAGCAGATGGTGTCGCGGTGTCCAAGCCGCTGCACTGGGCGCAGATGCAGGCATACATGCAGCTCGCGGGGCTGGATCGGGCCTTCTACCTGGCGGTCTGCAAGGACACGGACGAGCTTTACCAGGAGCGCATCCGGCATGATGCCGAGGCCGGTCTGCGCATCCTGGCAAAGGCTGAGCGCATCATCGGCGCTGCCCGGCCGCCGGCACGCATCAGCCAGGATCCAGCTTGGTGGCAGTGCCGCTTCTGCGACCACCACGCCGTCTGCCACGTTGGGGCGGCGCCAGAGCGGCATTGCAGGTCCTGCCTGCATGCGTCGCCCGTGCAGGGTGGCGACTGGCATTGCGCGCGGCAAAACTTGCCGCTGGGCCGGCGCGAGCAGGAGGCCGGCTGCGCAGCGCACCTGTATCTGCCGGACTTCGTCGCCGCTGAGCAGATCGATGCAGGTGAGGATTGGGTCAGCTACCGGCGGCCCGATGGCACCGAATGGCGGGACGGCGTGCCCGCCGTCACAGCGCCCGACATCGTCTCGCACCTGCCGTGCCGGATCTGCGACTGCACGATCTATCGGGTCGGACCCGGCAAGGGACCGCACATCGCCGAGCTGACCTGCACCGGCTGCGAGACGGGCGGTCGCTGGCTCAGCAAGGTGGACGCCGTGGCGATGGGAGTTGCCGCATGACCGCGGACCTTCTGGTGATCGTCACCATCAAGAACAATGCGTTGCTGACGGCCATGCGGGGCGCTCGATGTGAGAACGCCGCAGCGCTCGCGCGCGACAGCGGCGTCTCCTATCATCGCATCTGCGACTACCTGAACCTCAAGATCGCACCGCTGCGCCGGGACGGGGAATGGCGCAGCTGTATCCTCGCGATCTCCAAGGCGCTGCGCAGGCTGCCAGAGGACCTCTTTCCCGCGTCCTTCATACGCCGCGCGCTGGCCACGAACCGCGTCACTCGGGAGGTCAGCGAGGAGGATCTACCGGCTCTCGTCGGCAGTGCTGTCACTTCCATTGCCTACGATCCTGAGCGGGCGGTCGCCATGGGCGACGCCGCCGGCGCGCTCGATGCCGCGCTGGCCAGCCTTCGCCCGCGAGAGCAGCGCATCGTGCGGATGTATTTCGGCTTGGATGGAGAACCGCCAAGAACATTCTTTGAAGTTGGCCAGTCGTTCAACCTTAGTGGGGACCGCGTACGCCAGATCGTGCTGCGCGCCCAACGCATGCTTGCGTCACCACGGCATGACCTTCGCCGACGCTGCGCGCTGCTCCTTGATGACGAGATGGGAGGGCCGCAGCGTTGACCCTCTCGCTCCGCCCCTATCAGCGCGCCGCCGTCGAAGCGCTGTACGACTACTTCGCCGCCAGCGCGGGCAACCCGCTGGTCGTGATGCCAACCGGCACGGGCAAGAGCCTGTGCATCGCCGGCTTTACGCGGGAAGCGATCGCCGCCTATGGCGACACCCGGGTGCTGATCCTCACCCATGTGAAGGAGCTTATCCAGCAAAACTTCATGGCCATGCTGCGCGCCTGGCCGGAAGCGCCGGCCGGCATCTACTCGGCGGGCCTGTCCCGCCGCGACATCCACGCGCAGATCCTGTTCGCCGGAATCCAGTCCATCCACCGCCACGCGCGGCAGGTGCAGCGATGTGACCTGGTGCTGATCGACGAAGCGCATCTGCTCGGGCGCGGCGACAGTGGCATGTACCGCTCCTTCCTGGCCCAGCTGAACGAGATCAACGCCGGCCTACTGAAGGTGGTGGGCTTCACCGCCACACCCTATCGCCTCGACAGCGGCATGCTGCACGAAGGGAAGGATCGGCTCTTCACCGACATCGCCTTCCATGTGCCGGTGCTGGAGATGATCCAGCAGGGCTATCTTTGCCCTGTCGTTCCGAAGCAGACGGAGACGCAGCTGGACGTCGGCGGCGTCGGCACGCGCGGCGGCGAATTCATCGCCAAGGATCTCGAGGCGGCGGTCGACCGTGACGAGGTCACCAGCGCCGCGGTGGTCGAGATCGTGCAGCACGGCGAGGGGCGCGGCTCCTGGTTGGTGTTCTGCTCCGGCGTGGCGCATGCGCGACACGTGCGCGATGCCGTCCGCGAGCATGGTATTTCCGCTGAGACCGTAACGGGTGATACGCCGGGGCCGGAACGAGACGGGATCCTGTCGGCGTTCAAAGCAGGGCGGCTGCGCTGCGTCACCAACGCCAACGTCTTGACGACGGGCTTCGACGCGCCGGGCACCGACCTCATCGCGCTGCTGCGCCCGACGAAGAGCGTCGGCCTCTACGTCCAGATGGTCGGCCGCGGGACCCGGCTGGCCGAAGGCAAGGATGACTGCCTGGTACTCGACTTCGCCGGCAACACGGCGCGGCACGGCCCGATCGATACGGTGGACGGCCGGAAGAAAGAGCCGGCCGGCGACGGCGAAGCCCCGATCAAGGTCTGCCCCGAATGCCAAACCATCAATCACGCCAGCGCGCGGCACTGCATCGAGTGCGACCACGAGTTCCCGCCACCGGTGGTGAAGGTGGCGCCGCATGCGGCCTCGAACGCGCTGCTCTCGACGCAGATCCAGGCTGCATGGTGCGACGTCACCGGCGTCACCTATGTCCGCCACGAGAAGCCCGGCAAGCCGGCGTCGCTGCGGGTCACCTACGAATGCGGCCTGGCGCGGCACAGCGAATGGGTGTGCTTCGAGCACACCGGCTTTCCGCGTGACAAGGCAGTGGGCTGGTGGCGGCGCCGGGCTGGCAATTTGCCGCCCCCCGCGACCGTGGATGCGGCGTTGGAGCACCTGGACCATCTGCGGCGCCCCATCGCGATCCAGGTGCGGCCAGCCGGCCAGTACACCGAAATCGCCGCGGCGAGGTTCGTGTGAAATGCGCAGCATGTCGTCTCCGCACCGCCCGTGGCTTTGGCTGGTTCGATCCGCGCCTGCGGACCAGCCTGCCACTCCCCGCCTGTTCCATGCGCTGCATGAAAGCGCTCTGCAGGAGGTGGGGCGTGATTGATCCCGATGAGCACGAGATCGCCGCGATCGAGGCGGCGAGCCCGATGGCCGGCGAATACCTGGAGAGCATCGGCAAGACCGATCTTGCGGTGCTGAGCCAGGCGGAATGGCTGACGCTGCTGGAGGTCATCATCACCGCCTACCAGGATGAGCTGGCGCGCCGCTTGGATGCGGGCCGGTATCCGATCCCGCCGCTCACCGCGGGTGGCCGGCCGTGAGTGGCATCATTTCGACCCGAGCAGTCGCGCGCCAGATCGGCATCTCGCACACCGCGATGCAGAAGGCCGAGCAGGTTGGGCGGATCGCCCGCGACCTGGATGGCAGCTGGGACCTGACAAAGGTGCGCGAGGGGCTGGCGGTGAAGTCGCCTCCGCGCGGCGGGCGGCCTCCTAAGCTGCCGAGAACGCCGCCATGGGCGCGCCCTGCTGAAGGGATCGCCACCGCGAACCCGGAAATCTGCGGCCCCGCGCTCTCGATCCATGCCGAACTGGAGGCAGCGCGCTGGGCCTTGGAACGGGCAGCTCGACACATCGCAGCCCTCTATCCCGAGGTCCTGCGCATCGACGCAGCGCGCGACGCGGCCATCGCAGTGCAGGAGCGTGTCAGCGAATGACCGACGCCCCCTCCTTCATGGCCGAATACGGCGAGCGCCTGGTCGACAACGGCTACTCGGTGATCCCCATCATGCCCGGCACCAAGGTGCCGGGGCGGTTCACCGGCGGGGAATGGTCGCCCTATCCCGACTGGACCCGGCATTGCGACCGACCGACGAAATCCTTCGAGGTGGACATCTGGCGCCGCTGGCCGGGGTGCGGTGTGGGCATCGCCACTGCTGCGGTGGTGGGCATCGACATCGATATCCTGGACGGCGCGCTCGCCATCCAGATCGCCGATCTGGCCACCTCCATGCTGGGCGACACACCCTGCCTGCGCATCGGACGCGCCCCGAAGCGGCTGCTGGTCTATCGCGCCGCCACACCATTCGCGGGGCGCAAGCGGCATCCCCTCGAGTTGCTGGCACGTGGCCAGCAATTCGTGGCGCATGCCGTACACCCCGGCACCGGGCAGCCCTATGTCTGGCCTGAGGACAGCCTGCTCGACACCCCGCTCTCGCAGTTGCCCGTGCTGGACGAGGCCGCGGCTATGGCCTGGCTGGATCGGGCCCATGCGCTGATCCCGCCCGAGCTGCGGCCGCGCTCTCTGCATCTTCCGTCCGACGACAGCGCCTGGCGCGGCTCGTCCGATCCACGCGGCACCTTCGATGCGGTGAAGGCAGCACTTGCCTATCTCCCGAACGAGGACCTCGATGGCGCCTCGTGGATCACCATGGGCAACGCCATCAAGGCGGCACTAGGCGATGAGGGGCGCGGGCTCTGGCTCGACTGGTCGAAGTCGAGCGGAAAGTCGGGCCGGTCGGGCAAATCGAATACCGCGGAGCGGCGCTGGGCCGGCCTCCGGCCCCATACCATCGGCGTAGGCAGCATCTATGCACTCGCGATTGACCGCGGCTGGGTCCCGCCACCCGAGCTCACGCTGAACGCGACGGTCGCGGAGCGCGCCGTGCATCCGCATCCCGCGGCGGCAATGCTGGTCAAGGCCGATGCCACGCCGCTGGCCGCGGCCGCGGACGTCCATCCTGCCGCGGCGCTTCTGGCGTCACTCTACGCGAGCCGCGCAAAGCAGGAGACTGAGCCGCTTCCGGTGCCTGCCAGCGTCATGCAGCCAGGCGGGGTGTTGCAGATGCTGGTGGATGAGTGCGTCAGCTCCGCGCTGCGGCCGCAGCCTTTCCTCGCTCTCGGCGCCGCCATCTGCGCGGTGGGAGCGCTGGGCGGGCGGATGTACCGCACTCGCACCGATCTTCGGACCAACGTCTACATCGCCGCCGTGGCTGAAAGCGGCGGAGGCAAGGATCACGCGCCGGAGGTGATCCGGCGCTGTTTCGACCTGGCGAAGCTGGACCGCTACCTCGGCGGCGAAAACCTGGCTTCCGGCCGCGGGATGCTGTCCGCATTGGAGCAGCATCCTGCGCGGTTGTTTCAGATCGACGAGTTCGGCCTGTTCCTCAACACCGTCACGGGCGGCAGGGCCCCGACGCACAAGGCCGAAATCTGGTCTGAGCTGCTGAAGCTCTACAGCCGTGCAAAAGGCATCTACCGCGGCACCGAATACGCCAACAAGAAGGACGCGCCGCGCGTCGACATCCACCAGCCCTGCGTCTGCTTCTACGGCACCACTACGCCCTCGACCTTCTGGAAGGCTCTGGAAGGCGGCGCGATGATGGACGGCTCCCTCGCGCGCTTCCTGGTCTTTGTGACCGATACGGATAGGCCGGAGCGGAACCCGAATGCAGGCATCATCGCCCCGACGCCCGCATTACTTGAAGCCCTGAAGGCGATCGCCCGCGGGCCAGGCGACCCGCCGCCACCCGGTAACCTGCCCGATCTGCATGTGGTGCCGATGTCCGCCATCGAGGAGCCGTCGCCCCACACCGTCCCGATGACGCCAGCGGCGGAAGCACTGCACGATCGCAAGCTGGCCGAGGAAGACGCCTGGGCCAGAAAGGTGGCCGGCACGCCGCAGGCCGCAATCGTCAACCGCCTGGGCGAGAACGCCAGCAAGCTCGCGTTGATCTGCGCGATCAGCCGCGATTCGGCGCATCCGCAAATCACCGATGCCCAGGTGTCCTGGGGCTGGGCGCTTGCTGAGTATTGCACGCGGGCGGTGCTGCGCGACGCGCAACGTTTTCTGGCGGACACTGAGTTCGAGAAGCGGCTGAACAGGGCCATCCACATCATCGGCAAGCACGGTCCGTGCAGCCGGCGCGACATGTTTCACAAGGGGCTGAAGCTGACCGCACGGGAATTCAGCGAGGTGATCGAAGCGCTGGTGACAAACGGAGCGGTCATCGAAACTGCCGCGCCCGCCTCCAGTGCCGCCGGCCGCCCGGCTGGCCCCCGCTACGTCCTGATGCAGTCGCAGGGCGACCTGGCGGCTGAGGAGGCTGCAGGCGATGAATAACAAAATCCTGGCTATCCCCGGTAAGCCATTGAAAATAAGCTTTTGTGGATTTTGTTATTTTGTGCGCGGGCACGGGGATAAGGCCGCACCTCATACGCGCATGAGAGCAGGGCAGGGCAGTGCAGTACAAAATAACAAAAATAACAAAAATATATATATCAATAGGATAGCTAGGGGTTCTGTGACCAGCGGGCGGATTGTGTAGATGGCCCATCCCGTTCTCGGCTCTCCGCGTCCGCCCCGCTCGTGCCTCGACCGCGGCACGCGCAGCCCGACCAACACCCCCGAAATGGAAGCCCTGCGCCGTCGCGTCTGGCAGCAGCAGGGCGTCGTCTCGCTGCTCCCGGAGGACATCACCGATCCTTGGCTGCGCCAGGCGATCCAGAACGAAGCCGTGCGCCGCTGGGGCCCACGGCAGAAGGAGACGAACCATGGCCCGTAAGCGCACAACGAAGCCCTCGAAGCAGAAGGAATCGATGGGCCCCTCCGAGTGGCGGCTCCAACATGGCGGCTTCTCGGAGCCGATGCGTGAGGAGGATCCCGAAACAGGTACGCCGGTGCAGCACCGTCGTGCGGTGGACACGCTGGGGCTGATGCTGGCCAACGGCAACATCA